GAAACCGCAACGGACAGACTAGCTCAGGACTATATTCTTTGTTCATACCTATGGAGTGGAATTACGAAGGATTCATTGATACTTATGGACACCCTGTCTTTGATACGCCGGCAAAATCAGTTGAAGGTGCAGACGGATTACAAATTGAAGTAGGGGTTATAAACCATTGGGAAAATGAAGTTGATGGTTTAAAAGGTGATCAAGATAGTTTAAATGAATATTATAGGCAGTTTCCCCGAACAGAGCAACATGCTTTTAGAGATGAGACAAAACAATCTTTATTTAATCTAACTAAGATATACGAACAGATAGATTATAACGACGAGTCTGATAACTCTAAATTAGTAACAAGAGGTAACTTTTCTTGGCAAGGTGGTATAAAAGATACTGTTGTTAACTTTATGCCAAATAAAAATGGTAGATTCTTAGTTTCATGGGTTCCACCTATACAATTACAAAATCGTGTAATAATAAAGAATGGAGTTAAATATCCTGGTAACGAGCACTGTGGTGCTTTTGGATGTGACTCATACGATATATCGGGTACAGTAGATAATAGAGGATCTAATGGAGCTCTTCACGGACTTACAAAATTCTCTATGGAAAACGTACCGGCTAATATGTTTTTCTTAGAATATATATCAAGACCTCCAACAGCTGAGATATTCTTTGAAGATGTGCTTATGGCTTTGCATTTCTATGGCATGCCAATATTAGCAGAAAATAATAAACCTAGACTTTTATATTATTTAAAACGTAGAGGTTACAGAGCTTTCTCAATGAACAGACCAGATAAATTAAAACTGTCTGTAGCAGAAAGAGAGATAGGTGGAATACCTAACTCATCAGAAGATATTAAGCAAGCTCACGCCGCTGCTATAGAATCTTATATAGAAGACCACGTTGGGCTTAAAGAAACTATGTATGGTAATATGTATTTTCAAGAAACGTTAGAAGACTGGGCTAAGTTTAATATAAACAATAGAACAAAACACGATGCTTCTATTAGTTCTGGTTTAGCTATAATGGCTTGTAACAAAAACAAATATACACCAGTTTATAAATCAAAAAAACAGGCTGTTAATTTATCATTTAAAAAATATGATAATAAAGGCAATATTTCAAAAATAATAAAATAGATGATTTACACTAATGTTAATAGTTCTTTCCCAAGTCAGGTAGTACCAGACGCAGAGAAAAAGACATATGATTATGGCTTAGCTGTAGGAAGAGCTATAGAAAACGAATGGTTTAGAGGCGATAGAGGTTTAGGATCCGGAGGCCGTTTTGGTAATAGTTGGCAAGATTTTCATAGATTAAGACTATATGCTAGAGGCGAACAATCTGTAGCAAAGTACAAAGATGAATTATCTATTAATGGTGATTTATCTTATTTAAATTTAGACTGGAAACCAGTAGCTGTATTATCTAAGTTTGTAGATATTGTTGTAAATGGTATGACAGACAAGGGTTATGAAATAAAATCTTTTGCGTCAGATCCTTATGCTTTAAAAGAAAGAACTGATTACACAGCGAATATACTTAGAGATATGAACGCTAAACCTCTTTTGGAATCTATACAACAGAATTTAGGAGCTGATTTATCTTATACATCAGATCCAACAAATCTTCCTGAGAGTAAAGAAGAACTAGATTTATATATTCAATTGAATTACAAGCAAGCTATTGAAATAGCTGAAGAAGAAGCTATATCTAATGTTTTTGATTATAATAAATACGAAGAAGTAAAAAAACGCTTGGCTTATGATTTAACCGTTATAGGTATATCAGCTGTTAAAACAGATTTTAATTTAGCTAATGGTATTACTGTTAATTATGTAGATCCTGCTAATTTAGTTTATTCATATACTGAAGACCCTAATTTTGAAGATATATATTACGTAGGTGAAGTTAAAAGCGTTACTCTTGAAGAGATTAAAAAACAATTTCCTTATTTAACAGATTCTGATTTAGAAGAAATACAAAAATATCCGGGTAATGTAAATTACACTCGTAATTATTACGCTCAAGACGATCAGCAAAGTCAAATTCAAGTGTTGTATTTTGAATATAAAACTTATGAAAATCAAGTATTTAAAATAAAACAAACAGATCAAGGTCTTGAAAAAGCTTTAGAAAAGCCAGACACGTTTGATCCACCTGAAAGCGATAACTTTGATAGAGTTCATAGAGCTATAGAAGTTTTATATAGTGGCGCTAAAATACTTGGACACGAAAAAATGCTTAAGTGGGAATTGTCTGAAAACATGACAAGACCGTATAGCAACCAGACTAAAGTTAAAATGAACTACAATATATCTGCTCCGCGGATGTATAAAGGTCGTATAGAAAGTTTAGTTAGCAAATGTATTGGGTTTGCGGACATGATACAGCTTACACATTTAAAAATACAACAAGTGCTAGCGCGAACAGTGCCCGATGGTGTGTTTGTAGACGTGGATGGTTTAGCAGAGGTAGACCTTGGTAATGGTACAAGTTATAATGCTCAAGAAGCTTTGAATATGTACTTTCAAACTGGTAGTATTGTCGGTAGAAGTTTGACACAGGATGGTGATCCTAATAGAGGTAAAGTACCAATACAAGAATTGCAAACATCGTCTAGTATGGCTAAAATACAAGCTCTTATACAAACATATCAGTATTATTTACAAATGATTAGAGACGTGACAGGACTTAACGAAGCTAGGGACGGTAGCCAACCAGCTAAAGATTCATTAGTAGGTTTACAAAAGCTAGCAGCGGCGGCTTCTAATACAGCTACCAAGCACATACTACAGTCTTTAATGTATTTAACAGTTAGTTCCGCAGAAAATATTAGCTTAAGAATTGCTGATGCTTTAAGTTTTCCTCTTTTAAAAGAAGCTTTATTAAATTCTATAAACTCATTCAACGTGGCAACACTTGCAGAGGTCGGTAAATTAAACATGCATGAGTTTGGTATATTTTTAGAACTTGAACCTGAAGAAGAAGAAAAGCAAATGCTTGAAAAGAATATACAAATAGCTTTACAAGCAGGGCAAATTGGCTTAGAAGATGCTATTGATATTAGGCAGATAAGTAATATAAAACTTGCTAATCAATATCTTAAACTAAGTCAAAAGAAAAAAAGAGAAAGAGATCAAGAAGCACAACAAGCTAATATACAGGCGCAAGCACAAGCAAATGCTCAATCTGCCGAACAAGCAGCTATGGCTGAAGTTCAAAAACAGCAAGCGCTTACACAAGAAAAAGTTAGTATTGAACAAGCTAAATCACAGTTTGAAATACAACGCATGCAGACAGAAGCTCAAATAAAAAGAGAGTTAATGGCTGAAGAATTTAATTACAATATACAGTTAGCAAGAGCTAGAGCTGATGTTGAAAAATCTAAAGAAAAAGAAATAGAAGATCGTAAAGACGAGCGTGCTAGAATTATAGGCACGCAACAATCAGAAATGATATCACAGCGTCAAAACGATGAACTACCTAAAAACTTTGAGTCATCTGGATTTGACTCACTAGGAGGATTTGGACTTGAACAGTTTGAGCCTCGTTGAAAATAAAATCCTTTAATTTTATACTATTATATTATGTCAGAAGAAGTAAAACAAGAAGGAGAGTTTAAAATAAAAACCCCTTCAAAGCCTAAAAATTTAGGTAAATCAAGTGATCAAGTTACTAAGGTTAATATTAAAGAACCTTTAATAGAAACAGAACCAGAGGTTACTAAAGTAATAATAAAAGAAGAAGACGATGCCGTTCAAACACAAGAGACAGATGATAGCAATGTTATTGTCGAAGAGCCCAAAGACAGTGGCGACAGCAAAGAAGTGGTTGAAGAAGTACGGACCTCCGACGAAGAAGTAGAATCTCCTTTAACTGTCATTGAAGATACTGAGGAACAACAAACTGAAGTAGCAAAAGAAGTAGAGCAAGCTATGCAAGAGCAAAGAGTTCTACCTGAAAATATTGAAAAGCTAGTTTCTTTTATGGAAGAAACAGGCGGAACTGTACAAGACTATGTTAGGCTTAATGCAGATTATACCAATGTTGATAACACATCTTTAATTAGAGAATATTATAAACAAACTAAACCACATTTAGATTCTGAAGATGTAAGTCTTTTATTAGAAGACTTTGATTTTGATGAAGATATAGATGAACCAAAAGATATACGCAAAAAGAAAATTGCGTTTAAAGAGGAGGCTGCAAAAGCTAAAGACTTTCTTGAAGGCTTAAAGAGTAAATACTACGACGAGATCAAGTTGAGACCGGGCGTAACTCAAGACCAACAAAAAGCTACAGACTTTTTCAACCGATACAACGAAGAGCAAGATACGAATCAAGCTAAGCACGAAGTTTTTAAACAAAAAACTAAACAATTACTTAACGAAGATTTCAAAGGTTTTGATTTTAATGTTAGTGATAAGAAGTTTAGGTATGGTGTTAAAAACCCGTCACAGGTAGGAGAGCAACAATCTGATATTTCAAATTTTATTAAGACGTTCTTAAATGACAAAGGAGAAATACAAGATGCTAAAGGCTACCACAAAGCTTTATACGCAGCGCGAAACGCTGATACTATAGCACAGCATTTTTATGAGCAAGGCAAAGCCGATGCAGTTAAAGATGTTATGGCTAAATCTAAAAACATAAGTACAGAACCTAGGCAAACAGCTTCTGGTGATGTGTTTGTTAATGGATTAAAAGTAAAAGCTGTTAGCGGTCTTGATTCTTCAAAATTAAAAATCAAAACTAAAAAGTTTAATTAATAAAAATTATTTAAAATGGCTGGAACACTAACTCCAACATTTGGTACTTTAGTACCATCTCAAAAACAACAAATTTTAGATAGCAATTATCTAAAGTTTAACGACGGTTCAGGTAATGACTTTGCTCAGCAATATCTACCTGAAATTTACGAACAAGAAGTAGAGCGTTACGGTAACCGTACACTATCTGGATTCTTAAGAATGGTAGGCGCTGAAATGCCTATGACATCTGACCAAGTTATTTGGTCTGAGCAAAACCGACTACATATTTCTTACACAGCTGTAGCTGCAAACCTAGCTAACGCAACACACTTAGACCTCACAACTGTAAACGGAACTACCGTAGTAAACGTAATTTCTATTAACGATACTATCGTTATTATGGACGTTTCAGACGGTGGTGAAGCTAAGGGTATTGTAACTGATGTACCTGTTGCTAACGGTGGTACTCTTGCTGATGCCGGTCATATCGCTGTACAGCTTTATGGAGGTTCAGACGTACAAACTGTGTTTGCTTCAGCGACTGATTTGAAAATCTTTGTGTATGGATCTGACTATACTAAAGGTACTTCAATTGGTACTGGTGTTGGTAACTCAGCTTCACGTGTAAGTGTAACTCCACAGCTACAACAATATGCCAACTCTCCAGTAATTATTCGTAATCAATACGTTGTATCAGGTTCTGATACTGCGCAGATTGGTTGGGTGGAAGTAGCGACTGAAGACGGAACTTCTGGATATCTATGGTATCTAAAAGCTGAGTCTGAAACTCGTCTACGTTTCGAAGATTACTTAGAAATGGCTTTAGTTGAAGGTGAATTAAATACCAACGCTGGTGCTGGTAACTACCAAGCTAGCAAACTTCCTGGCACGCAAGGTTTATTTGCTGCTATCGAAGATCGTGGTAACAAAATGGTAGGATTTACTGCAGCTGATGGTCTAGCTGATTTTGATGCTATCCTTAAAAACCTAGATACTCAAGGCGCTATTGAAGAAAACATGCTTTTCTTAAATCGCCAAACATCTCTAGATTTTGATGATATGCTAGCTGGAGTAGGATCACCTGCTACCGGAACTTACCAAGGTGGTAGTTCTTATGGTTTGTTTGAAAACTCTGAAGACATGGCATTAAACCTTGGCTTTAGTGGTTTCCGTAGAGGTTCTTATGACTTCTATAAAACTGACTGGAAATATCTAAACGATGCTTCAACTCGTGGCGCTATTGATGGAATTAGTTCTGTCGAAGGTGTATTAGTTCCTGCTGGTACTTCAACTGTATATGACCAAATTCTTGGTTCTAACATCCGTCGTCCATTCTTGCACGTGCGATATAGAGCATCACAAAGTGATGATCGTCGTATGAAGACTTGGTTGACTGGTTCAGTTGGTGGTGCTTATACTTCAACTCTTGATGCAATGGAAGTAAACTTCCTATCTGAAAGATGTTTGATTACTCAAGGTGCTAACAACTTTGTCATTTTCAAAGGAGCATAATTACATAGGTAAGACTTACCCCTGATGTAATTTCAGGGGTAACACTTACCCTTATTAACTATTTAATTTTATTATATCATGGCTAAAGAAGCTAAAGCAGTAGAAACAACTGAGGTTGCACCTCAAAAAACAGTTAAGGCTAAAACTGTAGAACAAAAACCAAACAAACCTGAATGGGAAATTAAAGATAGAATTTATTATTTAAAAGGAAATAAATCACCTTTAACATTAACTATTCCCAGTAGGCATACAAGAAAACATGCTTTAATTTATTTTGACGCTAAAACAGGTGTGCAAAAAGAATTAAGATATGCAACTAATCAAGACTCACCTTTTGTTTCAGAACAAAAAGGAGAATCAACACTAGGGCATATAATGTTTAAAAATGGATCTTTGCAAGTTCCTAAAGAAAAACAAAACCTACAAAAACTACTTTCATTATACCACCCGTTAAGAGGTAAAATGTATGAAGAGTTTAGCGCGGTGGCAGAAGCTGAAGACGAACTAGATATTATTGAACTTCAAGTAGATGCACTAAACGCTGCGAGAGAAATGGACGTAGATCAATCAGAAGCTATAATGCGTGTTGAGTTAGGTTCTAAAGTATCTAAGATGAGTTCTAAAGAACTTAAACGAGACTTATTATTGTTCGCTAAGAAAAACCCTAGTTTGTTTTTAGAATTAGCAAATGACGAAAACGTACAACTCAGAAATATAGCAATCGTTGCTGCGGAATCTGGCATAGTTAAACTATCGCAAGATCAAAGAACATTTACTTGGGGTAGTAATGGAAGAAAACTAATGAACGTACCGTTTGAAGAAAACCCATATTCAGCGATGGCCGCTTGGTTCAAAACTGATGAGGGTGTTGAAGTTTACAAATCAATAGAGAAAAAACTTCTATAACATGTAATAATATATCAGGGCGTGTAATGCGCCCTGTATATAAATAAAAATATAAATGGCAATAAACGTAAATACTGTATATCAAACCGTTTTACTTATACTCAATAAAGAACAGCGTGGTTATATTACACCTGACGAGTTTAATAAAACAGCTACGCAGGTTCAGTTAGATATATTCGAACAATACTTTGATGATTTAAACCAGCAATTACGAGTGCCACAAGCGGATGTCGATTACGCTGATAGACAAGCAAATGTAGACGAAAAAATATCTACTTTTAAATGTATAGGTACATGCCCTTATACAGGTAACGCGGGTGAATTTGGTTTACCAATTTTAGATGATACAACTGGATTTACAGTTGTTTATAACGATAATCCAGGTCAAAACGAATTTTCGTTTTATATGTTAGGAGCTGTTACTTATGAAGATTCTGTTAGTTTACCAGTAGAATTACAAAGATTACAAAGATTTGACTTTTATAATATAGAAAGATCTCCACTTACAAAATCTACAAAACAATTTCCTACATATTTATACGAAAGCAATGATATATTTGTAAATCCAAAATCAATAACATCTAATATAAAAGCTTCTTTTATTAGAAAACCATTAGATATAGTTTGGAATTTTACCCCTGGATCTTTAGGTCAATACAACTATACCGCTACAGGTTCTCAAAATTTTGAAATATTGCCATCAGAGCAAGTTAATGTTATACTTAGAATACTTCAATATTCAGGTGTAATAGTAAGAGATCCTCAAATAGTTCAAGCGGCTTCTGCTGAAATACAACAAAACGATATAAACGCAAAAAGCTAACACATGGCATTACTTACAGAAAATAATAGACAATACTACGAAGGCGCACAAAGCTTTCAAGCGGTTGGCACTGTTGGTGGTGGCGAAGCTTTTACTACAACCTTTGATACTAACTTAATATTTTACGCTGTATCTTCCTCAACACCTAGCTACAGTCAAAACAATTTCAAATTATATACAAGCCCAACGGGTTTAGCTGGTACATATACTGAGTATACTAGCGATTATACTGTTTCGGGTAATACAATAACAATAACAGCTGAGCTAGCCGCTAACACATATGTAGTAGTGCAGCTTAAAAAATTAGATGGTGGTAATTACGGTAATACAGTTGCTGAAAAAGCTTTTGGTGATGTTGTAGAAGATAACTGGGGTTCTTATTCTTATGTGTCTTTAAATGATATTATAAACAATTTTCAAATAGCTTATGTTGGTGCTGGTAAACTAATACCAAGCGTCAAAAGAACTGATGTTATATTTCACGCTAAAAGAGGTTTGCAAGAGTTTAGTTATGATACTTTAAAAAGTATTAAATCACAAGAACTAACAATACCACATAGCTTAAGCGTTCCACTACCACAAGACTATGTAAACTACACTAACGTATATTGGGTTGATAGCTCAGGCGCTCAGCATATCATAATGCCTTCAAATACACTTCATCAAAGCCCAACTGATCTACCGGTTCAAGACACAGAAGGCGTACCTATACAAGACTCGTTCGACAATAATATACAATCTGGAAGTTCTATTATAGATGACAGGTGGAATACTAACGGTTTAAAAAACAGAACTGAACTCGCTAATGATTTAGGAGCTGCTGAATTTTATAACGATTATTCTTTAGCATATGGTCAACAATATGGTATAGACCCTCAATATGCTAATCTAAATGGTTTCTTTAATATAAACGAAAGAACTAACACCATGTCTTTTTCTAATGATTTGGTAGATAGAATTATAAACTTTGAATATATATCTGACGGTCTAGCTTTAGATACAGATAGCAAAATACCTAAAATGGCTGAAGAAGCTATTTATGCTTATATACTACACGCTATAGTTTCTACTAGAATAAACCAACCTGAGTATGTAGTTCAGAGACTTAAAAAAGAAAGAAGTGCTAAGCTTCGCAATGCTAAAATACGTTTGTCTAATATCAAACTAAACGAAATAGTTCAAGTTATGCGAGGTAAATCTAAATGGATTAAACACTAAAATTAAATGGCTGAAGTTAAAAACGCGTTCATCAAATCAAAGATGAACAAAGACCTTGATGCTAGACTTATACCACAAGGTGAATATCGCAACGCTGTAAACATACAGGTTAGTAAGTCAGAAGGTGATGATGTCGGCGCGTTAGAAAATGTACTTGGCAACTCAATTGTTGTTAACTTTACAACTATAGCTGGTTATGATGTAGATGAATGTATAGGTTATTTTGTTGACGAATTTAACAATACTGTATATTTATTTTTTACAGATGAAGAAGATCCGAGACCTTTAGGACAATCAACATATAACCCATCAGCTAAAAATTGTATTTTTTCTTATAATATAAAAGGAGATATTGTAACAAAATTAGTTGAAGGAGCTTTTTTAAATTTTTCTAAAGATAGACCTATTATAGGTGTAAACTTATTAGAAAATTTATTATTCTTTACAGACAATAGAAATCAACCTAGAAAAATAAACGTTGATTTAGCAAATCCTCAAAGATTAACTACTCCTACTTATTATACTACTGAAGATCAAATATCTGTATCTAAGTATAATCCTTATAAACCTATTGAGTTAATACAAGAAGAAGTTACTGGAACCGGTGTTGTAACTCTTACCACATCAAATTCAACAACAGCTATAATAACTTCTACCACTGGTAATATTCTTGTTGGTGCTACAGTTACCGGTACAGGTGTAGCTGCTAACACTACTGTAGTTAACTTTGTTCCAAGCACAGGAGTTGTAACGTTTAATCAAGCTAACTCTATATCTGCTTTAGAAATATTAAGTTTTACCCTCGCAGCTACACAGACAACAATGCAAGACGTAAGTAGTGAATTTTTACCAGACGGAACTACTTTAAATCCATATTATAATCCAGATTTTTCTGGAGATCCTCAATATTTAGAAGATAAATTTGTAAGATTTAGTTATAGATTTAAATTTGTAGACGGTGAATATTCTATACTAGCTCCATTTACGCAAGTTGCTTTTATACCTAAACAAGATGGTTATTTTATTGAAGGTGATGAACGCCAAACTTTTACAAGTACAGTTGTAGAGTTTATGGAAAATAAAGTTACTCAGATAGGTTTGCAAATACCATTACCTGATACAAAAGCTAATTTATCTTCTAAGTATTTAATTACTGAAATAGATATATTGTATAAAGAATCAGATGGGTTAGCTGTTCAAGTTGTTGATACTGTACAAGTTGATACCTTGTCAGGTACAGATACAGTTCTTGAATATAATTATTTATCTACTAAACCTTTTAAAACTTTACCTTCTGATGAAATAACAAGGGTTTACGATAAAATTCCAGTAAAAGCTTTTGGTCAAGAGGTTATTAGTAATAGAATTGTTTATAGTAATTTTCAAAATAAACATACGCCACCTTCTGGTATTGATTACCAAATAGGTGTTACTGAAAAATTAACTAGTAGCTCTACATATGGAAACGCTAAATCAAGAATAGAATATCCAAACCATACTTTAAAACAAAACAGAAATTATCAAGTTGGAATAGTTTTAGCAGATAGATATGGTAGACAGTCTACAACTGTATTATCTAGTAATACCAACGAATCTAGCGGTACTGGCTTTGGAGCTGATACTGTTTATTTGCCTTATAACGCTAGTAGTGATTCAATAACTTTTGCTGGAGATTCATTAAAAGTTTCTTTTAATAGTATTCTTACAGGAGTTGGATTTGATAAAAATGAATCTATCGGTATACCTGGTTTATATAATGGTGATACCAGTAGTACAGAATATAAACCACTTGGTTGGTATAGTTATAAGATTGTAGTAAAACAAGTTGAGCAAGATTATTATAACGTATACACAGCTGGCGCTATGAAAGGTCAGCCATATTGGACAAATGGAAACCCACCAGTTACAACACCAACAAACCCATTAGATCAAAACGCTACATTTATAACATTGTTGAATGACAATATAAATAAAGTACCTAGAGATTTAACAGAAGTTGGAGCTCAAGATAAACAGTTTAGAAGTTCTGTTAGACTTTTTGGTAGAGTTGTTAACACTAATATAGAATTTAGCAATGTTGGTAACGAACAATATTTTCCAGGTAGAAAATCTTTTACTGTAAATCAAATTGAAGATTTATTTGATGCTTTTGATGTTTTGCAATTTAAAGCTGGAGCTAACGACGTTATACCTGTTACTTCTACCAACAGTCCTTATTATTCTTTTTTTAGATCTGAATCAAATCCTTTTATAGCAGAGTTTGTTACTTCACAAACACCAGCAGGTCAATTTGGTATTGTAAACGCTGGTTACGCTAATACTAATACAGTGTATGAGAAGTTTGAAAACTTAAATGTTTTAGAAACGTTACCAACAATATCTAGATTAGATATATTTTGGGAAACAGCTACATCTGGTCTTTTATCAGAACTTAATACAGCTATTAGTTCCAGTGGTGGCAATACAGATGCTACTGGTATTGACGCTTGGAATTTTACTTTAGATGAAGCAGATGCACCTGGAACTGTTATTGTTAATGATTTTTATTTTGTAAATAATCTTGGTGCTCAAATAACACCTTCGTCTGCAACGCTTGAAAGTGTTTTTGATCAATTTGGAAACGATGTAACTTCTAAATTTACATTTACTACTGGTGGTACAGCTAATACCTATGACATAACAACAGCTAGTGGAGCTTATTTTTATTACGATAATCCAAATGGATATGTATATACATTTACTTTTAGAGTTAATGATTCAGATCCTAATATAACTAAACAAGGTCAATTATTAAATATAGCTCCAAGCATTTCAAATACTAGCCCTATAAATGTTACAAAAGGAACTGAAATAATTATATCTACAATAAATGCTGTTAACGGCTCAAATCCTTCTGGCGGCCAATCTACAGATGATATAACACACACTATAACAGCTCAGTCACCTGCTGGTATTTTTAGTTTAACTAATAACGGTACTAGAGTTATAAACACATCTGCCGCGGCAATAGGAACTGGACAATTTACTTTGCAGACTTGTGACGCTGGAGGCTTATGTGTGTCAAATACTTTTATAGTTAACTTTACTGAACCAGCTGTAGATTCAGATTTTAACATTAATGGCGGTAAAACAATAAACGATGGAGATGGTGTAGCGCTTTGGTTTGCTAACAACACTACAAACCTTACAGCTAATATACCTAATTATTTAGACGGTGGATCTGGCATAACAGCAAGAGACTTTCTATTTGGTTTCCAAGCCCCAACATCTACAAATACAACTCTACAGAGAGATGTTTGTCAGCCAAACGTAGCGCCTCAAGGTGGTAGTGGTACTTTCACTAATCAAACTTTTAGTAGTGGTCTTACTACAGGAGGTACTTTTTACGTATGGGTAGAAGGTATAAACACAAATAATTTAATACCAAGACTTACTAGTAGAGCAGATGATAAAGTTCCTCATTTAAACACTAGATATGCTATACAGTATAGAGCTGATTCAAGCTCTAGCTGGCAAACAGCTGTAGACATTTCAAACACTACTTTAGACGCTAGCGCTACGACAAGTACTTGGGATTGGGATTTTAATCCTGGTGGAACAGATAGAGGTTTAATCTCTAACACAAGCAATTATGATCCACAAAACTTCGCGCAAGGTCTTCATCTTGTTAGAAGAACACCTAGCACTACTGGTACATATGATCCGGCCTATTCAGGTCAAGTATTTGCGTTTAATACAAATGGAGAATATAGAATAATACTTGGAAATCTTAGTGGTGGTGGACTTGACGTTGGTAGATCTATTGGGCAAGTCCCTTGGGAACAGTTTGGTTTCTTTTCTAAAACAGGCACGTATGAGTTAGAACAAAGATTTGGCTGTAATAGTCCTAGTGGTCCTAACACGCCTTTAACTACAAAAACAAGCAAGGTGTATGTGCATGATTTTAGCGCGCCTGAATCAAATATAGCGCCTGATTACGGTACTAACCCGGGTGTTTACAGGTATCAAATAGCCAACAACAGCACTTGTAGCTCTACATTTACATCTACAGGTATTAATTACTATGCCGCAGAGCCGTTTGCTAAGTACGTAACACAGCTTTATACTGATATTAATTTAGTTAACGAAGCTACATTTACAAGTCAAGCAGTAAAAAGATTTAGAAGAATGCAACTTATAAATACATCTAGCACAGATGTTAGTAATCCTGAATATACCAATCAAGGCGCTTATACAGCTACATTCACAACATCTGCTGTAAGAACTGGAACTGTAACACGTTGTTTATATACT